AGCAGCTGAACGTAAATCTAAAGAAATGAATATATTTCGACTTCTTAAAAAAGAAGTTGAGACTAATGCTAATGGAACTAGAGACTATGTTATTAAAAAAGGTATTAACAAAGGCAAAATTGCTAAATGAAAATATAAGAAAATTAACTATAATCTCTTTCTAAAATCATCTCCAAGTAATGTATAGCCTTTTCTATATCCTTCTTTTTACCCTTTTTCTTGTGACGACATATATACTTAATGGCATTGCCTTCGGCATATGGTAAATTGTTTTCATTAATAAAATATGCAGGCTCAATCTTCATAGATTTATAATGATCTCCATCTATTTGTTTATTTAATGTATTATAAGTCATATCTTTAAATATTGTTTTATCTGTCATTAAAATACTAATTTAAATTTACCAGATCGGTTCTTTAACTGGTCTGGTTTTTTTTTGTTTATTACTTTAAACTGTGAATCTTTTAAAGAATATATATTTAACTTCATAGCTTTAACAAATTTATGTGTAGCATAATATGGATCTATTTTTGCAAGTTTGCAAACTATTTGAAAATCTTTGGAGTTACCAGTAAGCCAATTTATTGCGTCTCTTTTATGCATAATTAAATATTTATTATGACCAGTATAAGCAGCATCATGTGTAGCTTGAACAATAACTGTTAAGAACAATTTTTGTTCAGGACTTCGTTCCATTTTTAACTACCTCATAAGTCATTTGATCTTGTCTTATTGGATCCTCTTTCCAATCCAGAGTAGACAAGTTAAGCTCATTAATAGCTTTTAATGCTTGTTCATCTGACTCAGCACTAATAAATACTTCAGTAGTTACTGGGTAATAATATTTCATTCTAAATCTATAAATCATATAGTATTTTTACGTCTACTAGCTTCTAAAGTTCTGAATAAATCTATTATAATTCCTTCTTTATCTCTTTTATTCTCAATTGTGCTTGCTTCAACCTCAGCATCAAATAGTTCTTGAATAGCATTCTCATAAGTTTCGCTTGCATAGTATGCTTGTTCTTTGGCAGATATGCTTTTATCGTTGCTATTACCAGTGATGTGGAGAGCTTTCTTTCTTTTAAGAAGCCTATCCAAATACTTAACTTTAGCATTAGCTTCAGCATTCTGAACGTCTGTTTCTGCAAGATACTTCAATGCATCTTCTAATCGTTTCTCTGTAATCATTTTTATTCTCCAATTTTTTTTTAAATAATAATCTTATTTGTTTATCTTTACCAAAAGTATCTAAACCCATCAACTCTAATTCTAATTTAAATAATAAATAATTCATAATAAAAAAAAGGATAGGGCCTTTCGACCCTACCCACACGTTAACTAACAGAAAGGGAGATGAGGTGTTCTGTTTAAAATGGTGCATCTTCTAGATCATCTTTAGTATCCATTTTAGAATCTAAAATATCTCTAACAATCAGATCTAGGTTTTTATGTATTTCTGGTGTTACTTCTTTACCAGAACTTAACCAAGCTGATAATAAATTACTCATAGTAAGTCTATACTTTTCTTTCCATTGAGAAGAATTATCTGGTACTGATTTAGTACTAGATTGACTTACTGTATTATCATTAGTTGTTTCACCATCAATTAATTCTATTGAATTAGCTGTTTGATATTGCTTACCAGTTTTACTAGTTCTTATAGGCAAAGCCTCAATTTTTAATCTAGCTCCCTTTTGCCAACGACTAGTTCCAATGGCTTCACCATAAACTGTCATATCTGTTCCATCATCTTTGGTGACGTAAACTGTTACCCCACCATTATCTTTTTCAAATGCTTTTCTAAATGAGCATTCAAATGTTTCTGTTTCCATATGTCTCCTATTTATTTGTTTTACTATATTTCCTAATTTTTGCATTAGTTTTTATACATTATTCTAAACATTCTGTCCAAAGTTTTTTTGCAAAATCTACAGATCCTTCAGAACCTTTCCATCTAAAGTTGTCTAATGTTAAAGGAAACATTCTGACAATATCTTCTTTAGTTTTGGCTATGTTTATAATGTGTTCTATATGTTTCATAGCATGTATAATTTCTGTTAAACTATCACGACCTACCATATCTACACAATATTGATCTTTTGGAGAACAATATAATAACATGGTTTCTTTGCCAAACATATCTCTATACAAGCATTGTTGTCTTACATCAGCTTCTTTTGGATACCATTTAGCATCAACATTACCTGATTTAAGCCTTCTGATATATGCTGTAGCTTTAGTATCTACAATAACATCTTTAAACTCAAAGTCAGTTTTAGCTATTACATCATACTTCAATCCATACTTTTTGCCTGGAATTTGAAGTTCATTTTGCCAAGAAACTACTTCACCAAACTGTGGTAGTTCTTTAACAAANTTATTAGCAATAATAGCTGACCATTCATATTCATCATCAACATGTTCTGTTGGTAATAAATCATCCATCTCATCACGACTATGTTCTAAATATTTTGTTTTAGCAAAATTTGTGATAGAATCTTCATCAGTGATTTGGTTTTGTAGTGCGTGATTAGCTGCATCTTCTGCTGCTAAGCCCATTATCATTCTAGCATTTGGGCTAGATTCAAAATCATATAACTCATTGATAATCCAAAATGCAGGACTATCAATAAACGTATTAGTTTTTGAAGCAGAATGACGATACTCGATTTTCATAGACATCTCCTTATGGTTATTAATATACAAAAATATTTAAGTTCTACCTGTAACATATCTTTAGATATATTAAAAGGTAAAAAAATTATAAAATGCAATAATGAATATAAGATATATAATTTATCTATAATCTTATGTTGGCTATTGCACCCTACAAAAGTGTATGGGTGTAAAAGCCTTATTGCTCGACATCATCAATGTTCTAAAAACAGAGTATATCGACTCAATAAATTTTACTTTAAAAATAATAATTTTAAATCTTTTGTTGATAAATACTTAAAAGATTATAAAACTAATTATGAGAAAAATTGAAAAACCAGAACTTATTTCTACTATTAGAGATAAGAAAAAAATTTGGTTAAACATTAGAGAATCTCGTCTAATGTATATGTTTCATAGAAATCTTATATCTGTTGAAGAATATGAAGCTGGATCTAGATACAGATTAGCCTGTGAGCTTATGGGTGGAAGCTCAGGCAATTATTTACAAGAACGTGTAGATGGTAAAAATACAGATTTTATTACATCATCTCTTGGTGCAGCTCTTGCAGTAAAAGACTGTGATGAAGAAATAGGACCAATACACGCAGAATGCATGAAACTATTTTGTTGGTTTAATTTTGGTATAATTGAAATAGCTAATCATTTAAGTTTGACAGAACGCAAAGCATCAAATAGAGTCCATGAAGGACTATCAAGATTAAGTATTTATTATGGGTACACGAAAGTGCGAAACACTATTAAAGGACAAGGAACTAAAAATAAAAGATAAAAAATATCTTAAATGGGTAGCTTCTAATCCTTGTTTAATATGTCAACAATATGGATGTAATGCACACCATATTACTTATGCTCAATTTCGTGGTATATCCCAAAAGGTAGGTGATCAATTTACCATACCTTTATGTGTAAAGCATCATCATCAATTGCATAATTGTGGTATGTCAGAACGTGATTTTTGGGCTAAAATTGATATAGATCCTTTACCAATATGTCAGATATTCTATGATCATCATCAAAATATGTGGAAAAATAAGAATTTTTTTTATGATGACTCTAAACTATGGATAGATGTTTATAATAAACTTGTACCTAAGATACAAAATAACATTGAATTTTTACTGCAACCCAATTAATACATATAGTTATCCTCGCTAGAGGTATGTTCTTATGACAAAAATATATAAATTTCCGAAGGTAAAACAACCATATTCAGATAAATTTCTTACTGGTGTTAAACCAGAAATTATTGGTGATTTTTTAAAAGAACAAAATCCACATTTATCTATTAAAGCTGCAGATGCTATGGCTCTTGCTATAATTTATAGCACTTATCTTCAATTAGTTTTTGATGAAGAAAACATAAAACAAGATATAGACGATTATAAAGATTACATTTGGGCAGCTCATGACAAAAAAACGTTACACTAAGAAAAAGAAATCTATAAAAGATAAAGACTCTAACGATATACCTTATATTAAATGTAGAGTTGAATGGGTAGATTGTGTAAGTGATTCTGCTTGGGCTTCTGAAAAAGAATTTAAAAATATGAAACTGGCTAATCCAGTTAATGAAGGATGGATCTTCTCTAAAGATCGTACATCAATTAAAATGTTTGCATCATATGATAAAGAAGAAGATGGAACATTAACATTTGGTGATCGTACAATGATACCTAAATCTTGGATTGTTAAAATTACAGAAATCTAGACACCCACCAAGTCTCCCTGATGGGTGATTGCAGGACTTAAACTAACAAGCCTTAGTACGTTATCTTGTAGTAGGTTCTAGCTTACCTATTCGTCATGATCGAATTTTTTAACTGGCTTTGTTTATAACATGTTAACTCATGTACCAGGAATAAATTTAATAGGTTTTCCTGGATCCTCGATAAGGCTTACTCCCTAACCAGTTCTTTTGGGTTCAAAGAGCTATATGGTCAATGTTTAAAACCATATTATTACCCAAAACTTTAAATACCTTTTTCTGCATAAGCATTAATAATTTTATCTTGCTCTATATTTCTAAGTGGATCTGTATAAACTTCTTCTACAGTTTCTCCACCTAATTCAATAATACGTTTTTTAGTTGCAGATATTTCTGCTTTAATGTGATCTTTAAAATGTTCAGCAGCACTAACTAATCTTGGAAAATTAGTTGGATATATACCATAAATGGTAAGATCATTAATCGCTGTTGCTACTCTTTGTAGACCTCTTTGACGTTTTTCTAGTCTCAGTATCTCGCTGTCTGCTTGGATCATTTTCCATCTCCTTTATTTTTTGTTTAAGTTTTTCTATTTCTAATTGTTTACTAGCTAACATAGCTCGTAATTGTGCTTCATTACTCATTTATTCTCCTCTAAAAATGCTTTGCATTTATTTATATTGTCTTGATATTCTTTAGCCCATTTTTGTAGTTCTAAAGAATGTCTATCCAAAAGATAACCAGTACTGATAGCAGAATCAATAATAGTTAATGCTTCTATTGAATCATCCATTTCATTTTGCACTTTTTCCATTTCAT